CCCAAATCGGTAACCGACTTTTATGTCGTGACGGGAACGCCCGTAGAGCTTTTGTACGATTCAGATACAGATATCAATACTGGGTTACGGTATTGGTTTGGTTTTGCAGTAGTAACCGCGTAACTTAAAGGAGTAATTATGGCTCGGCCAGCAAAACAGACAGTTGTGGACGCGATTAAAACAGAAAACCCGAATGCGCAACAAATGGTTAATGTGCCATTGCGCCTCGACGCTTCAGCGTTAGCAAAAGCGCTGCAGGCCGCCAACGACCAAACGACCGCGCGCGTAAACGCCGGCGAACTCATCAAAAATTCGGCGATTAAGATTGAAGAGATTTACAAGCGTTTTGACGCGTTGAAGCTTATTGCCAATGAGTTAAACGGCAAACCAATTTCTGATCCGCTGCCTGAAACGGTACAACTCTCCGAGATTGTATTTACGTTTCGTATTGCAAAGGACGGCAATGTAGGTGAGCTGACAACAGCAACCGTTAAAAACGTGGTTTGCGTCGGGGACATTGCTAGTCTTTTGTCAGGCGAACTAGGTTCGCTTATTGTGCAGCTTGAACAAGAAGCTGCCGGGGTCAAGAATATCGCGACGCTTACGGAAGAAACGAGCGGTAAGGCGCGAGCCGCGTGGGAGAAAAACAATCCAGACCGAAAATTTACGACGGTCGGCGCGACGGCATTAAACAATGCCGGCGAGGTGTCACTAGCGGATCAAACCGAGGCGGCGCAAAACAATGACGCAAACCCCGTTTAGTTATTCAAGGGTGCGCGATCGCCGAGATAAGATCTGCTCGCGCGCTTTGCGGCCGTATATCGACGTCAGTGTTGTTGGCGAGACAGTCTATGACATCTGTAAAGATATCATGGCCGAAATGCCGGCAACCGTCGCGGAAACTGCCGTCTATGATTCTGTGCGCGTTTTGGCCGGAACAAAACTAACGCAGTCTGCCGCGGCGGATCTGGCGTGGCGATTAGCGGGCAACGTGGACAAACTGATTGACGGCCAGCCCGTTTTGAAATGGACGCGTCAATTAGACGACGAGATTGTGCCGGTAGTTATTGAAAGCGTGCGCCCGTTTAAACGAAAAACCACGCCGGGTTTCATATTTAGTTGTCGGGCGTTGGCGGGATCGCCGTGCCCTATGGTGTTTACGCAGTTTTTCTCGCGCAGCAGTTGTTCTGCTATTTCTCGCACACTCGGCTTTTCGGCGCCGTGGGGCGCGTACCCTTATTCGACGGCAGCGCATTTTGTAAACCTGTTGTTTTTTGCGCATATCGAGGCGGCCCGCAGCCGAGAGTTTCCTTCGTTTGTGACGGTTAGCGCGAGCAGCAGTATGCTGAAAGTGAACCGCAAGTTAATTGAAGTTCGTTGTCGGGCAAAACCATGCCCGGATCAATTCGAGCACGGCTGTGCTTTTTGTTGGCTAGGTTACGACCAGTGCGAGTTTGCGACGCATCCGAGAACGTACGAAACCCGAGATTGTTCTGCGTGTAACGCAGAAGGTTTTTTCGATCCTGTAGACAATGGCGACGTGTGCGTACGTTGCCGGTATCTTAAAAATCACGTAGAATGCGCCGGCAACGCCGACATGTAAAGGATTTTTATGGGCAGTATTGGTTATCGTCAAAAAGGTGACAGCGGTCCGCTGTATAATCCCGAACGTGATTATGCTTACATCACGCCTACGTTGATGACGCGGGCAATTGAGAATATGGACATTGGCGCCCTTTCGGCAGAAGCCCTAGACTGGTACGCCAAAAACAACATCACAGATGACGACGTAAACAAAATTGCCGAAGCGCTTGCGACAGCCCAGCGCGATTTTGTAAACGCGTCAGACCCTGTGGCTAGTTTTGAGCAGGCTTTGGCGCGCCGGAACTTTGTAGAATTCAGCTATCCGTTGCGGCAGGTATTGTTCGCGGCGATCGGCGAGGTATGCTGTGCCGCTTGGTTCTTGGCTGTGCGTGAAGTCTCAGTGGTAGGCGAGGAGTCGCCGGCGCAGACAAATATGGCGCGGTTTACGTCGACTGTAAAAGAGTTTGCAGCGCGGCACGGCGCGCCGAAATACGACGCGGATTTTGCCGCGGATCATTTGCGCATGCGCAACGACGTATTGCAGACAAGGCTAAATGCGTTATACAAAGAACTTGAAGCCACGCGTGAAAAACTTGCAGCGGCGCTATCGCCGGTAGTTAAAGATGCGCAAGTAAAACCGCTCTGGCACCGGATCCGAGAAGTATTTATGCCTAGCTGCTAGAAAGCACATAATGCCGAAGTACAGGATGTACAAAGACCCGAATCAATTCGGGACAAAATTGGACAAGAAGCCCGCGGACGCTCTTCGATTTCTCGGACTTGATCTTGGCAGCAATTGTGGCGTAGCCGTTTACGACTTTGTAAAAGGCAAAAAACTGCTGCAAGAAAAGTTGCAGTTATTTCAGTGGGATCTTTCCACGCAAGGTCTTGAGTCTGGCGCCGCCCGGTTCGTACGCTTACGCGCTTTCTTGAACACGGTGCAGCCTGACGTCATTGGTTACGAAGACGTTAAATACACGCCACCGCGCGAATTCTTCGTGAACAAGAAATTCGGCATTCCGGCGGTATTGTCGCGTGTCGCCACCGCGTCTGAAGTGCTTGGCGGCATGAAGGTCACGGTAGCGACATGGGCCGAGGAAGAGAATTTGCTGGCGCAAGGTTTTGCTATCAGTACGATTAAAAAGTACGCTACTGGCAACGGCAAAGCCAGTAAAGAAGATATGATTGCGGCGGCAAATAAACTGGGTACAGCGTTTAACGCGGATAAGTACAAATCTACCGGCGTCGATAACGTCGTAGACGCGGCATTTGTTTTATTGTTGCTAATTCAGACTGTTGATCAGGGGTTGCCGAAAGCGAAGTAGCGATCATGCAACGGCCAGACGCGTTTCGTGAAATTGAGGCGGTCACTGGTGCCGATGCGGTCCAGACGCTGTCGCTATCTGATGCGCTTCGGCGGCGTAAGAAACCTGTAGCGTTGTTCACTCCAGCGCTTATGTTCACGCACAGCGATTTTGACAAAGATCCTGTTATTGAATTCGATGCGCGGTTTCCGGCGCCTACCGCAGACATGCGACCATTTTGCGTCGAACTCTTCAAAGATAGCGAGTTCTTTTTTCACGGCATGGGTGTTAAGCCGCTGCCCGGAACCACACGCCCGTTAAATTGGGACAAGCGGTTGTACTGTATTGACCAATCCCGCGCCGAAGAGTGCTTTTCGTTTCTGGGCGGTATTGCGTTTTCTAACCCCACAACGGGCGTATTCGCGCAGACGTTTTCGCAAGAAGTAACGATAGCCGACCCCACATCTTCGGGTTTAGCATCTGTATTGTCTGTCACAGTGTTTGGCGTGATGACGAACGCTTACACCGTATTTATGGCAGACGCAACGATTCCGCCAGTTGTGCGAAAAATACACTTGCCAGTGCAGCGTGAAATCCCCAAAGATATCTTGCTCGCCGGTTTGCGCAGCGGGTTTACTGGAGAAGATCCACTTACTATGCGAGATGACTGATGCCAATCGACGATCAAAAGCCGCAGCTCAATGAAATTAAATTTTACGCGGCTATCCTGCACGCAGACGGCACGTACACCGTAGAAGAATTTATTGAGCTGGCGCAACTGGTCGCCCGCGTAACAGCGCTCATTGATCACGACGTGTCAGTGTTTAGTTTCGCGGGCACACGGCTACAAATATCAAAACCGCCGTTTCGGCATTTGCTTACGCCTTGGGGTCCGCAGCCTTTGTTTGCTCCGCCAGCAGAGAATCTGGAACCAGACGAGACTGGCTATCTTGGCTTAGACCCCATTCATCTAGAAGGTCCGCCCGAAATAAAAGCGGCGCAATCCCCGAAAGGAAATGCGCAATCGGACGAATTTTTTCAGGATGACGACGATAACGTGTTGAACGTATTTGACAACGCACTGCCCGACCCTGATAGCTAAATAAGCGGTCGTATCCGGGCATATTTATTGCCTGACTGTCATGGTGTCAGTCGGCGTAATTTATATGCGCAGCCGTAGTGCTGCAAAGGAGGAACGATGCGTGGGCAAGTTTCAGACATACAAGGGTAAGCCCGTTCGGCGCCAGTACGAAATGGACGCCGAACACATGATGGTCGTCTTATATGAAAAAGACGGCAACGACCAAGAAAAGAATAAACGCCTCGTGGTCACTAAAGATGACTGGCGGCGTTATTCGCAAAAACAAGAATTTACAAACGACACGCAACGTCGCGATGTCGTAAAGAATACAACCTCCTGTGTAGGAATAGGTCATGTTGCAGAAATCTTCAGATCTGGGTTCTTTTCACGCTGACACCGTGCGTAATTTCAACCGCGTGTCAGATATCTGCGTTGGGCTGCTCGGCACCGACTGGCTTCCCGGAGCCATGCGGACGTTTAATACGACCATGCGGGCCCCGGGCGACGGTACGCGCCCGATGGCGTTAAATCTTGAAGTGACGCAGCACGGTGGGCTAACGCTATCGTGGGCGTCGTCGCATCCGAAGAGTGGTCGCTTGGTGTTCCAGACTCGCGGTAAAATTGACTTTCACGCGCCGATTATTTCGGGAGGCCGTGGTAGTCAGCTGAATCTCGACCGGCCGAAACACAGAATGAACTGCAAAGTTGGCTGCAACATTCTGCGGAAGATTACAGACATCGGGTATGCAGTCTTGCGCGGCGAAACGCCGCACATGGCTGAGCCAGTGTGGCCGAAACTGGTAATGCCGTTTCAGCCCGGTCAAGAAGTTGTGGATAACAAGAAGCTCGCGGCGCTGGCCGCAGCAAAGGCGCCGGCAGAGTTGGCGGAGCAGTATCGTAACATGCTGTACCAGCAGTTTGTGCGGGTGGTCGGGAAGACAGTCTGGGTTGCGGCTGAAGTGTTGCCCGACGAGATTTTGTCAGACGGCATCAGTAACAATCTGGCTCGCGAAGACTACAGCCCTGTTCTTGGGGCAGTAGATCGGCCATTGGACCTGAGTAAAGTTTCGGACATAGAGATCAGCGTTCCAAATCCTGCCGCAAAGATTCTGGCGCGGCACGGAATCGAGGACGCTGAGCGTGTGTCGCAGGTTGTTTTCGACGAGATCACAGCCGAGTTTCGTGCAGCGTTGGCAGAGTATGAGCTGTCGGAAGAGAATGTGTGTGACGCTTTTCTTAATACGGGCTCGCCGGCGACTGTAGTTGTTGATATTAAAACCGCGTTGTTTCACATGCCGACAGCGGCGGCGGAACAGCTGCGTGGTGTGGCAAGTGCCAGAGCCCAACGCGAAGCCACCGACCAAGAGTTGTTGGCGGCAGCGTTGAGCCCGGGGCAGCCTGTGTTGTTGAATCGCCTTAGCCGGACGCAGGTCAACACGACTGATGCGTGGCAGGAGTCGATGCCGGAATGGTACGCCGGTGATTTTCTGTCTCCTGTGAACTGGGTGCCGGCGCACCGGGCAGCGCAAGAGGAAATGGAAACCTGATGCGGTACTTCATCAAACCTGAAACAGATGTGCTCACTTGGCTTCTAGAAATAGACGCTAAGCCGAGCACGCTGCCGTTCTTCTCGAAAGACGCATGTTTAGGTTTGGTGGTAGCGCATTTGATTTCTGGCACGGTGATAGCAGAAGTGTTACCCGCGCCAGAACAAGTGCCTTTGGCATGCGGCGGTGGGCTTCCCTTGGGTAGGTTGTATTTCCAAATCCCACGGGATCGGTTATACAACGTGTGCCCCGATCTGAGTCCAGAATCGTTCAGGGGGGAAGCAGCGTAGGCTGCTCCCCCCTTTTTTTAGCTATTGGAGCTTTTAATGCAGTACGGTGATCCGGCAGCAGAGCGATTAAACAACGGGCGCTCAATGGCAGAATTAATGCGCGGCGGCGTAAAAGGTCTGCGCGGGGTAATTGTGGCGCCGTCGACTCCCGGCGGCGTACCTATTAACTTTGATCCGCATGCTCGCGGCAGCATACAGATTAATATTGAACCAGACGGGCCAAATAGTCAGGCCGTTACGCTAGATCAGATGACTTCGTCGCGAGTTGCACAGGCAATGGCTGTAGCCAAAAGTCAGGTTGTCGGTAATGATATCAATTCAATCCGGGAGCGCGCAGCTGTGGCATTTGAAGAACTGGCGAAGCTAGCAAAATCTGGCGTGGAGCGCGTGCCTGTGAAAAAAGCCGTCGTGGTTGTAAAGCCGCCACCTGTGCCGCCAGCAGTAGTGGAAGAAGAAGTGGTATTAGCGGAACTGGCGGCAGAATCAAAAGCACTTGAGGCTGTAAATAGTGCTGGCTGGTCAGCGGCAGTGCCCGTAGAAAAAATTGATCGCGGTTACAGCCCCATGGCTGCTTTTGGGCTAAAAAAGTCACCAATGCCTATTACAACGTCGCATCAGCCTGTAATTACAAAAACTGCGCATATCGGCCCGCCACAAAAACTTACGTATTTTGAGAAAGAAGGCATTGGCACTGTCCCGGCCTTTTTTCACGACGTAATTGTGGCGGTAGGTCGCGCGGAACCTGATAGCCCCGAAGAGAACGGGTTTATTGTTCTTGTCTACGACTTGCGCTTTGATCAGAATGCGGCACGCTGGTTTCCACCCTCGAATGACCCGTATCAGCGCCCGTGGGCTGTCAAAATCAGCGATGATACGCGGTTATACCTTGTTCATACGACCGGATTTCAGTATGTTTATGATAACCGCGAGTACTGCGTTTTAATGGTTGAGCGGGCAGTCCGGGCCCAATATGCCGAGGAATGACATGGAAAAGCGTGGCGTTATTGCGCCGGGTGTAACCCCGTCCGAAGATCCGCCCGAGCATACGAAAGAATCGCAGCACGTGCCGGCACAAACACCCGCGGTGGCTGTGCTGGATAATGACTTTCGCAAGCGCGCAGCTGAAGCAGCGCGTACAGCCACTAACTAGGCGCAAGAGGCGCAATTGTGTCGGCATTACAACCATCATCGGGCATGGGCTATAACTCGCTCGGTCGCGGAGTACAAGCCGACGAGCGGTTTCCAGACCCGTTCTGCGACGTCGCTAGCTTGTCGATGCCCGAGAGCATCCAGACGGCATTGCGTTGGTGCGAGTACATCCTGAACGCTAACGGCCCGTACAGGCAGGCGATTGACCGCGTCGTGTCTTACTTCATTACAGATGTTGAAGTTAAAGACATTGGTGAGAGTACAGTTGGGCGCGAAGAGAAGGAAAAGTTTCGTGTCTTTTTGGAAGAGACGCTGGGTATTAAAAATGTGCTGCACAGCGTAGCGCTCGACTATTTGACTTACGGGAATTCGTTCACCAGCCTGATTGTGCCGTTTCGGCGCTACTTATCGTGCCCACATTGCGGCCTCGAAATGCCGCTGGAGCGCGTATATAACTCTGAGCAGTGTGCTTTTACGTGGCAGAATTTTCAGTTCCACGCCACATGCCCTAATTGCAAGTTCGTTGGGAAGTGGAAGCACATCGATCGCCGCGGCGGCGACAACGCGCAGATGGTGGTAAAGCGCTGGAGTCCGCACGAGATTGAGTTGCTTTGGGACCCGTACACCGGCGAATGCACGTACGTCTGGAAAATCCCTGAAGACTACCGCAACTTGATTCGGCAGGGGCATCTTCACCATATTTCGCGCGCTAGCTGGGAAATCATTCAGGCTGTCAAAGACGGTAAGAACTTAATGTTCGACAAGGGCGTGATTTTCCATCTGAAGGAAGACGCGCTGGCCGGCATGCGTAATCGCGGCTGGGGTATTTCCCGTGTGCTCACTAACTTCCGCCAAGCGTGGTATGTCCAGATTCTGCAGCGGTACAACGAAGCTGTAGCGCTAGATTACGTTATTCCGTTCCGCGTCATTACGCCGGCGCCGCGCGGTGGCGACCCGTCGTCCGGCGACCCTGTGCACTCGATTAATTTATCCAGCTTTTCGGCGCGCGTATCGTCTATGATCCGCGCCCGCAGAGCCGACCCAGCGCGATGGAACGTATTGCCGTTTCCAGTGAACTACCAAGCGCTTGGCGGCGACGCGACACAGCTGGCTCCGCGCGAGCTTTTAGACCAAGGGCAGGAAACGCTGCTGAAGTGTATTGGCATGCCCGTAGAGCTGTTTAACGGTACTCTGACGTTCCAAGCCGCCCCGGCGGCTTTGCGCCTGTTTGAGGCGAACTGGAGCCATTTACCTCACAACCTGAATGTGTTCTTGTCGGATTTAGTTAACAATATCGCGCGCGTTATGTCGTGGGAACCTGTCAGCGCCAAACTAGTTCGCGTCACCCACGCTGATGACCTCAACCGGCAGATGGCGAAGCTGCAACTCATGCAGGGGCAGCAGATCAGCAAGAGCACGGGCCTCAAGAGCGTGGGTTTGGATTACGAGGAAGAAACAAAGCGGATGCTGGAAGAGCAGCGCATCTACGCCGAAGAACAGGCGCGTATGCAAGAAGAGATGCAGCAGTCGCAGCAAATGCAGGCTATGAGTCAGTCGCCGCAGATGATGATGGGCGCCGGCGACACTGGCGCGAGTGCCACTGGTATGCCGCCACAAGGCGGCGGCGATCCGAGTCAGGGCGGTGGCGGGCAGCCGCAGCCGGGCGCGCCTATGGGGCCGCCGCCTAGTCCGGTTGATCAGTTTCTGTCGCAGCGGCAGAACGCGCCGAATGTTCCGCGCACGCCAGAAGATCTCCAGTCACAGGCGCAACTTATCGCGAACCAGCTGTTGTCGATGCCCGAGCAGCAAAAAGACGCTGAACTTACAAAGCTCAAGAATGCTGATCCGACGATGCACGCGCTTGTTACAAGTATGATTGATGATATTCGACAGCAGGCGCGGTCGCAGGGCGGGCAGATGCTGATGCAGCAGCAATTTGGCGGCGGACAAGGCGGAGCGCCAGCCGGACAATAAATATGCGCATTGGCATCTACACCCACTACGCGCATTGCGATGCGGCTTATCTCGCGTTACGCCTTGCGGATTTTCTACGCAAACAGGGCGTCGAGTACACAATTTACTCGGATAGTCCGCCGGCAAAATTATCTGCCGCGCAAGACAACAGCGTTGTGCACAAACGTGTTTGTAAGTACACGCACTGGGCGCAGCGCTGTTCTACTATTATTTGGACACAGCCGCCGAAGATTGAACAGCTGAATTATGCGAAACGCTATGGCGCGGCTACCGTCGTTGTTCCAATGTGGCAGGATCTTACGCGGCCATTTCGAAAAGTGCTGAAAAATGTTGATCACGTTATTGCGCTCACTACAGAGTGCCGCGAGCTGTTTAGCACGGTTTACAAGTTCAAAAACGTAACGCTTATCCCGTTTGATGCCGGTATGCCGGTAATTAAAAAAACCAAAGCGGTAAACGAGCGGCAGGTTAAGATATTTTTACCGTGGTTTGACAGGAATGCCCGGTGCGCGAATAGTCAGTTTCTCAGTTTGCTGGGGTATTTGCTGCCCAAAATGCCGGACGCGCAGCTGACCGTCGCGATCACTTCTTGCCGATTTGCCCCGGGCATAGCCAAATTTTTTCAGAAACTCGGGCAAAAAACGGATGGCCGCGTTAAACTTTTGCGGAATGTGGCGCTTAAAAACCGGCCGGCGCTATATACCGAGCACGACCTAACTATTTTCCCGGCAGAATGTGACAACTACGGTATTTGTGGTTTAACGTCGATTAGTTGCGGTACACCAATTTTGGCGTTCAATCTGTCGCCACAAAACGACTACATCTACCCGAACACAAACGGAATACTGGTAAAAACACAGATAGACTACGACGACAATGGGGTTCCGCACGCGGCGCCAGACTACGAGGGTCTGATAACCGCGCTACAGACACTCATTGCCGAGCCGTGGCACATTGACGATCTCAATAAACGCATCAATTACAACTTAGCGGCGAGGCGCAAGGCATTTGATCTTGGATGGCAGACAATATTGCGGCTCGTCTGACGGCACACGGAGGTGCCATGAAAAAAGCAGCAGACACACCAGTTCAAAGAACGCTTACTTTTGCAAAACAGCAGTACGGCTCACGGCAGGCATTATTCGGCGAAACACTCGTCGACCATTGTGTGGCCGTAGCGTATATGGCAGAGACAATTGCGCAGAAGTTGTATCAGGACGTGCGGGCTGATTTTATGCCCGACGATACCAAAGACAGCATTAGCGCGATTGTGCAGACAGCTTTGCTGCATGATGTACTCAATGTCAGCGCCTGCGCGTTCGAAAATATCGCAGAGACCACTACGGTCCAGATTGCTGCGATGGTGGCGGACATTAGCCGTGACTTTAGGCTGGTCGAGACAAAGCGCGACATGGAGTTTCGTGGCCGACTGAGTCAGAGTCCTGTTGGCGCGCAAATTGTCGTTGTGGCTGACATTATTTGTACCGCTAAAGCTGCGTTGAAATTGCTGAATTCTGCGGGAATGCCAGCTGTTCCGAAAACAAAAAAGGTGCTCACGCAGCTAGACGGCGATCTTCTGGCGATTCACGCTGCCAGCCGGTTCTATGTCTTGCGGTTGTACGTGCATGCAGCGCGGAACATGCTATCTGACGTGAGCCAGACGATAAAAAGCTGCCGGCAAAAAGCAAAGCTTGACAAATGCGTGGCACAAAATACAAAGGCGCTTCGGGAACGTGTTGCGGCAGCAGAAAAAGAAAAAGCAGCGGCGGAACCTAAAAAGCGAAAGGTGCGTTATGCAAAGAAGCGAAGTTCTAAACAAGATTCTTGACGACTATGCGCATGAAGATGCAGCGCGCTTAACGCCCGAACTTCAGTCGTTTTGCGGTTACGCGGCGCAGTGGTTGTCGTCTCGTGGCGTCGTTGGTCTTGGGCTCGCGCAATCGGGAATGGCGTTACGGTTCGCCGACGGGGAGGAATTATTGTTATTTGAAGCGCCCAAGGATGTTGGTGACCAAACTGTCGCGCCGGCTGTCAATATCACTGGAAACGCTGGCACCAAAATTGTAAAGCCTGTACTCGGAGATTCTGCCAGCGTGCATATTACTGGCCGCTAAGCGGCTGAACTTGGAAAGGATTCCAGTGTTTATTTGTTTTGAGGGGATTGACGGCGCCGGGAAAAGTACGCAAGCCCGGATGCTGTACGCGCGGTTACAGGCGCAAAACATCCCTGTTGAGCTTGTGGCAGACCCGGGCACAACGCGTGTCGGTAAGGCCATCAGAGAAATTTTGCTCGACAATGAGGCGCCAATCGCGCCGGCAGCACAAATGCTGCTATTCTCTGCTGCGCGTGCGGAATTGGCCGCGTATATCAGCGCGCAGCTTAAAGACGGCGTCACGATTATTTGTGACCGATGGCTGCTGTCGACGCTGGTGTATCAGGGCGAAATCAACCGCATCTCTACGGATTTGATTTTGCAGATTTTCAGGGAAACGTCGCGGGTTTCCCCGGATCTCTGCTTTCTTTTAGATATCAGCCCGGAAGAAAGTCGCGCGCGCATCGGCGAACCACGTGATCGGTATGAGCGCAGATGCTTAGCTGACCAGACCCGCATGTGCGACGCGTACGCGCGCTATGCGGCAACCGTACCGGATGTCGCCTGTAAAGTGCATTGTATCTCGGCAAACGCAGCGACGCCAGAAGAAACACATGGTCATGTGTATAGTTTGTGGCAGCAGTATTTTGATAACAAAGCCCAATTTCTAAAGGATTTATGATGGCATTGGTGATGGATACTCATGTGCATCCGCAACAATTGTTGCGCGAGCGGTTTGTTTGCGGGGCGAAAAATAGTGCCGCAATTACATCAACCGTACTAACTACTGGCAGAAGCAAGTCGTTAGAACTGACTAGTTTGTGTATTTCGTTACACACACTGGCGCAGAAATATGTGCCGAATACGCCGCAGGCTTTTTCTGATT